CGTACAAGTTACCGTCGGGAGTTGCGTCCGGGATGTTCAGTGGGTTGCCGGTGCCGCTGGCCCCACTGCCGCGCTGCAGAGCCATTGACTACTTCCTTTTTGCTTTAACTGCCGGCTTCACGTCAGGGTCGACGGCCGGTTGCATCAGGGGCCGCTGAACTTGTTCGTATGCGTGCGGGGCAACATCGTTGCCGTTGGCGTCAACTTCGTCGTACTCGGGATGCTTGCGCATCGCTTCGACGTCGAACATGTACTCCGGCTTGTAGATCACGCGGTTGCCTAGCTTGCACTTGAAGTAGTAGCGGTCGTTCAACATTACAAATTGTCCTTTTGGGGTTTGCGGATTTACGTGCAGTAGTTGATGCGACGCATCAACTGCTGCGTGAAAATAGGGCTACACCAGCCAAACGAAAGCGGCGCCGGCTAGCGTGGCCGCGATGTCGAGCCAATCGAATTTCGAGCCGAACAGTTCGCGGCCCACTGCTGCGGTGCGGCCGCCAACGCCGGTGACGTTCGTTGCTTCGATGTAGCCAGCGGCGTCTGAGGAGTCTTTAACAGTCCCCGCGACCTTTACCGGGACATAGTCGTACCAAGCCGTGCCAGATGACACGAAGCCGACTTGCCGGTTCTGTAACATGCGAGCGATGTACATTTATCTCGATCGGGGGTTGGAATTTGGTGTAGGGCCTCGCGGCGGCCCTACGAGCCGTTACTAGAAGCCCGGACGACCGATCAACATCTTCCAGGTGGACGATGCCAAGTTGACAGTTGCCGCGCCTTCGTTCTGGAAGCGCATTTCGACCGCGTCAGCGGCTTGAACGTACGCAGTGACCGTGATGTCCTGCAGGTCAAGACTGGACGCAAAGCCGAGCACGATGTCGCCGAGGGCGACGCCGGGCACTGCAATGGTGTTCGTCTCGCCGACTGCATCGGCCAGGGAGGCGGGGTCGAGCGTGAAGCTGACTCCAAAGATTTCGTTAAACAGGCTGCCGAATTGCTGGCGGCCCTGCTTGACGGTGATTGCTGATGCTGCTGCCATTTGTTTCTCCTGAAAACGGTTTCTGTCCGAGAAGCAGCCCCCGAAGGGGCCGCTACTTTTTCAGTTACTGGATTAACCCGGAACTGCTAGGGCGTAACCAGCGTTGTCGCGCATTTCGCCCGCACCGAAGATGGTGTCGGCGACCAACAGGTCGGCCAACGAGTCCAACTGGTACTGCGTTTGGATACGCGGTTTCATCTGCATGCACAACACGACGGCTTCTGTGTGGAACATAAGAGCCATCTTGACGGTCGTGGCGGTGTCCGGTGACGGCAGGTTGCTGGACACGAAAATGTCCACGCCGTAAACGTTGCCCAGGCGACCGTTGCGGATCGTGTTGCTCGAACCTGACTCACCGACGAATGCTTGCTCGGTAAAGCGGGCCAGGCCCATCAGCGTGTTGCGGGTTGACGGGGGAACCACCAGCTTACGGCCCGTTTGGGGCGCGTTCGCGTCGTCCAGACGTTGGATTGTCCGGCGGATGGCTGCGTCTGTAAGGGCGGCTGAGTTGTCCGCGGCGTCGGTGAACAGCGTGGTGCCGTTCGAGCCGATGTAGGCTGCATCCCAGTTGTCATCGGCCGTTCCGCCGTTAAGCGTTACGAAACGATCACCCACGTACGTGTCGATCGCCACGCCGAGCGAGTAACCCGCGTCGTCCGTGTAGAAAGAACGCAGCGCGCTGTTCGCTTGCTTGGTTGCAATGTCTTCGATCAAACGCGCATAGTGCCAATGCTGGTCCAGGTTGACCGAGAGGCCAGTACCCGCACCAACGATCGTGGTGACGCGCGTGTCAGCCGATTTCGCGACTGCTGATCCACGAGTAACGACCGGCAGACGGACGATGTCGCCCTTCTGACCAACCACACTCATGTTTTTAACGAGCGGCGCAAGAACCAGCGACGCTTTGAAGGCAGCAACGATTTCATCACTCCAGATTTCTGGAATGAGTTCCATCGTTGCTACTTGAGACTTGATGACGTTGTCGTCAGCGTAAGCCATAAATAACTCCGAAAAGGTTGAGGGTTAGAGAACTCTTTTCGGAAACAGCAGAGCTACTTGACGCGCTTCTCTTTGTACGCAAGCAGAATTTCTTCGCCCATTTCGTGATACCGCTCGGGGTCCGTGTTCCGCAGGCGCGCTAGATCAGCGCGGTAGAAAATCTTTCCCGTCGGTGCCCCCGTAGGCGATGCGTTGCCGCCGGGCACCTTGCCCGCGGTCAGGGCCGCGGCTTTAGCTGCGGAGGTGTCCTGCTTCGGTGCTGGTGCCGGGGCTGCTGCCGTCTTTGCGGCCTTGATCTCTTTGTACGTGCCGAATAGGTCATCCGCGGCTTCGAAGTCGTAGTTGTTGTTAGCAGCTAGCAGGCGTGCACGGCGAGCGGGGCTCGCATCTATCCACGCGCGAAACTCGGGATCATGAACAAGCTCCGGCGCGTCGGGGTGTTTAGCCTCGAACGCGGCCGCTGCACGCTCCTGTTGAGTCTGCTGCTGCTTACTGTTTAACTCTTTGACTAGCGGGTGATTCGCCACGGCCTTTTCAATCGCGGCCTTGGGGTTGACGAAAAATTCTGTGTCGTCGTCTGCTGTTTCCGTATTGCTTGGTGCCGGCTGTCGTTGCGCGGCTTCCAGGGCGGTCCTGATGTACTGGTCGTGCGTGCTGCGAAGCTCGCCGAGTTCCTGTCCTTGCCTGCCGGTGACTTTTTCAAGGTCGGCATACATCGCGATCAACTGCTCCGTCGTTTTTCCCGCGAATTTTTCGGGGACGCTCGGAGGCGGTGGCGGTGTGGGCTCGGGCGTGGGTGCTTCGGCTTGCGTCGAGGCGGGTGTTGCAGTACTATCGATACTGGGGGGATTTTCGTCCTGTTCTTCTGACACAATGACTGCTGGCATGTTCGCTTGTCCTTCCGGGGCGTTAGATGCTTACTGCTGCGCGGCCGGCGGGATGCCGGTTATCGCGTTTGAAACTAAATGGTTGTTTCGCCACTGAGCACGGAGTCGCGGTGTGCTTTCTCGTGCTGCTGCTCCCACTTCATCGCGGCGCCAGGGAAGGCACCACTCCACCCTTCCAGGGTGAAGCGAGGGGCGCTGACAATTCTCATGTAATGTGTGAGCGTTTCGCCACAGGTGTCGCACGCGCCGAGCAACTCGCCGCGGCCGTGACAGAACTTCTCGGTGATGTGACCTTTACTGCACTCGAAGTCGTATACCTTCACACTATCTCCGCTTCGTTGGGCTCGTCGCCTTCGTCAAATGTCTCGGCCTTCTCGGCTAGGAGCTTTTCGTAGCCCTGGCGAACCGTGTCCTTGAACGCGATGAACGCATCAAGCTCGCGAATCCGGCCCTGCGTCGTGAAAAGGTGCTGTGCGTCTTTGATGTGCGGCACGCTGTTGATCATCGTGCGGTCGCTGATTGCGTCTTCGACCAGGTGGGCCCAGCCGGGCGTGTTGGTCGTTGCGATGACTTCTTCGTAGTAGGTCTGCAGTTCGCGGTCCATTTGTTATTAGATTTTGAAATTGAGTACCCATGGGAAACCATTACCGCCGCCCGTAGTGTTGGAAAACTGCCGCGCCTGCACCACAGGGCCCGTCGTGTTGTAAGCGGTGAACGGCCCTACTGTGCCCGGCCCGATTGCGATCTGACGTAGCTTGAGAATGAAACCTTCGCCTTTGGTCTGCCCTAGTAACGGAAAAGGGACGAACCAAGCTTTATTGACCGCGGTACTGGTTAAGATGTCTGTTGACCCGACCGCACTGGACCCCCATGCGCCGGATGCCGTCCACGCCTGAAAGTAAATCCGATTAGAGGAGCCGTAGTTGGTTCTTATCCCCGCGGTATTGGCCCCCGCGTTGATAGCCGGCGCCTGCCACGTACAAACGGCCGTTGATGTTCCGAAGTTGTTTAATGGGTTACCAACAAACCCCAGGGCGCCCACATACGCGGTGTCCGCAGCGTCTATAAGTATGTTGCCCGCCGCCATTAACCCTAGGCCACTACCGGCTGAGGCGGGATTTGCAAAACCGAAGACACATGCCTCTGCGCTATCGAAGTAGTACGCCTGAAAATTAGCCCCGTATGCAGCGGATACCGTTGGCCCCGTGGCGACTTTCGTACAGTCGGTGTCGTCCCCCATGATCGTGCCGCTCGACGCCGTGAGGTTGCTCGCGGTGTTCACGTTCCCACTCGGGAAGTACGCGATGTAGAGTTGGTTGCTTTGGGGCGTAGTGTCCAGTATTGCGGCGTTATTCCCGGCCGGGGCCGAAGACCAAGCAACGATAAGAATGCGCCCCGCTGCGCCCGACTTCGGCTTGAGCACGATGTAGTACGGAGTCGAGCCGGTGTTGCTGCCCGCGTGCTCCCATGAAAAATCGGCGCCCACGTCGACCGCGTTGATGAGCGTGACCATATCGGCAAACAGGTTGCCGATGGCCGTGCCGGTCTTTGTGCCGTTGCCGCTGTTGTACCAAGTAAGTGTCGCGCTCATACGTAATCAACCAAACCCCATGCTCCGTTTGCTAGTGTTTCGCCCGGTAGTTCTCCTATCGTTTCTTCAATCAGCACATAAATAGGCACGAACGCAAGGCCGATCTGGCCGAAGTTGAGAAACTGTTCCCACCCCGAACCGTTCCACTTCCAGATACGCCCAACGGCGTCGACTTGGTAGGTGTCGCTGACTGCGGGCGAAGTCGGAAAGTTGATCGCCATCTAGAACTCCACCCACTGCGACGAGCTACCATCGTTGTAGTACGTGTAGAGAATGCCGGTGTCGGTATCCACCCACTCGTCGCCCACTACGGGACTGACAGGCGCGGTTGCCGATGCAGTGAAGGCCGGCGAGCGAACTTCCGTCCCCGAGATCGTTATGCCGCCCGCAACCGTCAACTCTTGCGGAGCACCTGCAGAACTGGACTGGCGCCCAAGCACACGCGAGGCGTTAATGTTTGCCATCTTCGCGAGCGTGACGGCGCTGTCGATGATCTTTGCGGTCGTGACCGCGTTGTTGTCGATCGTCCAGACCGTGGCCCCGTCGCTGACGGTGATGTCGCCCTTATCGCCGTCGTCAACGCCCCCGCCCTCGCCGCCTTCGCCCTCGACGATGTGCTCTTGATTCCACTCGGCTTCGAGGATGCGCTCGGCGCTGCCCGGCCGGATACCTTGCACCGTGCGGTGGCGAACGGTGATCGCCATTACTTACTCGGCTGTTTTGCGGCTTTGCGTGCGGCTATCGCCAATTTGCGCTCTTCAAGGCGCTCCTTGTGCTCGCGGTCGCGCTGCTTCTCGGCCGCGGACTGACTCATCTGCATCACGGTGATGCGCTCGTTGGAGTCGCGATCGGCGGCTTTCTCTTTGATTTGCTCGCCTTGCAGTACGACTTGCGCCATCTTGATGCGGTTGTCGAACTCGGCGGCTTGCTGCTCCGCTGGCAGGCCATAGATGCCCTTCGTGGCAAGCTGCATCATTTCGAGTTCGGACGAGTTCTTCGCTTCCTCGGCTTTCACGGTGTTCAGCAGCGTCTCGCTCTGCAGCTTCTCGATCGCGGCCTGCTCTTTCGCTATCGCGAGTTGCGCGGCGTGCGCCTGCATCTGCTGCATCGCCGGGTCGGACTGCGCGGCGAGTGCCTGATCCGCGGCCATGGCCTGACGGCCATCTTCGTCGCGCACCATCTTCATGATCTCTTCGCGGTTTGGGATCGAGCTATTGCCGATGATCCCGAGCAGCACCGCGCGATGCGGCGGCGTATTTGGCTCCATCGTGGCGAGCAGCGCCGTCAACTGCGAGGACTCGTATTCGCGCTGCATGATGCCCATCGTCGACGCCGCCTTGAACTTCAGCGCAACGGTCGGATAGCGCTCCGAGTTGTACTGCATGTTCCGGTTGGTGATCTTTTCGAGCGCGGGCATGAGGAACAGGTCAAGAAAGTGCACCATGGTGCGCTTGTACCGTTTGATGACTGGCGCCAATGCCATGGACACCGCCCCACTTCGCGCATCTCCGATGCCAGCCGCGAGCGCAGTTGCGTCCACAGAGCCTGTAGCTTGCTGAACCATTGCTTGTAGAGCTTGTGCATTTTGGAAGTGGTTAGGGTCAAGTTGCCCGAATTTGAACGGGTACAGGGCCTCGCCTGGCGGGCCGGACGTCAGAATCGTCTTGCCGGGCTGCACGGTGAGCTTCATGCCGCGCGGCACGCGCGTGGCGTCCATGCCCATCATCGGCGCCGTGACATACGCCAGCGAATCAAGCCTGGAGCGTATTTCAGCGTCGAGGATGCGAGCGCTGTTGAGCCCCTTCTCGCAGATACCACGTCCAGAAAGGCGTCCAGGAACGCGGTCCCATGGAAAGTGGACGACCGGCCGGTCCTCCATCGCGTATGGGTTCGACTCGACCTTGAGAGCGCTCTTTTTGTTGCAAATGACGACAATCGCTTCAACGTACTCACCGTCTTCGTATTCGGCCGAATCCGACTCTTTTTTCTCTTCGGGGAAAAGCTCTGCAGTGTCTTTTTGCACTGGATTCAGCATTTTCTTCGGCACCAGGCCGTAGTAGCGAATCACGGGCACATGGTCCTCTTCGTACTGCGCGCCCTGCGTGACTTGGTCGCCCTGCAACGTGCGATCCGCCGTTTCGACCGAACATTCGGCCTCTTTGCGGAAGTCGCCTGTTTTCTTCGCCGCCAGGATCAGGTGGAGGCTCATGTTTTCTTCGACTGCGCAGCCGAGCCCGTCGTGCAGGGTCACTGCATTGGGGTCGTACAGCATGTTGCGCGGGTGCACGGGCTCCAGCCCGGCCAGCGGACGCACGGTGACCTTCGACGCCATCATGTCGGTCACGTCGTCGACGATCGCTTCGCGCAACTTGCGGTCGGCGACGCGAATCTCGGCAAATCCGTCACCGAACACGGCCGCGTTCAAGATGCACATCGCGGTGTTCGCGGCGAAGTCGGTCAGACCCAGGTCTTCCTTCAGCGCGCCGCGTACCGTCTCGACTTTGTCGCGATCAGTGGGCGGCGCGACCGCGGCCACGGCCTGCGGCATCGGCGCGAGCATCCCTGGCGGCGCTTCCGCGCCCATTGGCATGCCCGGCGGCGCCATCGTCGGCGCGGCTTCGAGTTTTTGGTTGTGCAGCGGCCCGACGTCGAAATAATCGACGCCGCGACCAAAAGTGGCTTCTTCTATCTCTGCCGCCGCGTTTTCAACGGCCTCGCTGAGCGCCGGCCCGACGATTTTCGAGCGTTCCGACTGCCGCAGACGGTCAGTCGCGGACCATTCGCCGCGCCACTGCCGTTCGTAGGAGTTCCACTTCTGTTCGTACTGCGTATTGCGCCAGGTGCGCCATGCATCCGTCTTCGCGACGACCCAAGTGACCAGTTCCGCGTACTTGTCGGGCTCTTTGTACTTGTCGAGCCCGCCGCCGTCCTGATCGTCAACGATCTTGGCCGTCGTGCCTCGTACTTGTACCGTCGGTGATTGGTTGTAAGACATTTAGCCTCTGCTTAACGCTTCCCGCGGCCGAACAGGCCGCGATCATCGAGTCCTTGAAGTGCGCCGGTCATTGACGCGCCGATATTTGCCATTGGTTCGAAGTAACCCGAGCGACTGCCGCCGTACAGGCCGATGCTGCGCAGCATCTTCTCTGCGTAGGGGCCGACCCCTGGCGCAGCGATCGCGGCTTTCGCTACTTGCTCGGCCGGCGCCGCAACGACGGCGTTGAACACCCCCATGGGGATGTTGTCCTGCATCAGGTCGCGCGAAAATGCGCGCCGATCTTCGAGCGCGAGCTTCTGTTGCTGTGGATCACTCGACGGCAACGCTTTGCGATCCCGCTGCACTTCCCACAGCATTCCTTGCGGCTGCTTGTCGAGCCATTTGTAAAGTAAAGGTCCCATTTAATAACCCGCGATCTCGTCGATGGGCTGCCATTCGGGTTCGTCGTCCTTCCACCCCTCCCACAGCGCCTCAGTAGTTAGCTGGTCGATGTACGAAAGGGCGTCGGGAATGTCGTCGTGTACGGTCTTGCTCGGGAAGTTGAGCAACTGATCTTCGGTTTCGGTCGCCCAGGTCGCGTTTTCTTCGAACGTGATGTTTCCATGCTCGAATCTGCCCTGCAGCGCCCAGATGACCCGGTCGTTCTTGTGCTTGTTGCCGTGCGATAGCTCGGTGATGTGCACCATCGCGTTGTTCTTGCGCATCGACTCCTGAAGGTACGGTTGTACCGCCTGCATGAGGACGCCCTTTTCAATGCCCGTGGCCGCGGGCTCGTACTGCTTGACCGCTTGCACGATGCGATCGGCCGTTTTCTTGACGTCCCACCGCCCGTGAATCACGTCTTTGACGTGCCACTTCGCGCCGTCGGCTTTGACAACGACAATCGCCGTGCTGTCAAGGCGCGACGTCTTCGCCATCTGCTGTTTTTCGACGTCCACGAAGCCGGCAAGGTCGACCGCGATGTAGAAGCGGCCGTTTTTCGGCTCGGGCCCGTACTTGAACCACTTGCGCTGAAAAATGACGCCACCAGTCGACTCAAACGACGCCATGTATTCCTGGCGAAATGCTGAAGTCGAGATAGTTGACGCTGCACTTGCGATCTCTGACGCGGGAATGAAGGGGTTCTCGGCGGTGGTGAAGATGAAAAGCTCCCACTCCCCGCTCTCGTCGGCCTTGGCGCGCTCGGCTAGGGCGTAGAAGTGGTTTCGTCCCTTCGGCGTTCCGATGAAGAGCGCCCGTCCTCCTCCGTGAAGGGTGGCGTCTGACAGAGCGGGTCGCACGATAAGTTCCCAGACATCGACTTTTTGGTCGGCGAACTCGTCGATAACCACAAACCATAGGCCAACACCGCGAAGACTGTCAGGGCGGTCAGCGCCCTTGATGTGAATCTCGACCCCATTCGCCAGTTGCAATAAGCCCAGGTTGACGTTGCTGTTGGTGATGAGCCCGCCGCACATGTCGTGCATGCGCTTCCAGTAAATCACGCGCGCG